TAACACCTACGAATACATCATCAATCTCATCCTTACGTTCAGCGAATTTCTTTGAAGGTCCTCTCAAGTAATCTACGTAGTCGATAATAACCATATCAGCTTTGAAGCCCATATCTTCACATTTCTGGATGTGAGATTTAACAGTAGTAACTGATGCTTGCTTAGGAGGGTACTCTTTTACAATAAGTCTACCGGGTAACTTCTCCATTACTTCTTCTACTTTATCTCTATGGTTGTTGACCTCATCAATAGAGTACCCAGTAAAGTAACAGTCAAAGCGCTTACCTACATAATCTTCACCTAACTCAAGAGTATAGTAGATGACGTTAAATCCTTGCTGCACGGCATGAGCTCCCATAGCAACCATCATCCATGATTTACCTCCTCCGGGATTACCGAATACAATACCTAAGTCTCCAGGTCCCATTCCTCCTTGGAAGTTTTCATTCATTACTTTCCATGGAGTAGGAATAGTAGGTCGGTAATCTTCTCTGTATCGGCTTTCAACATCTTTAAGATATTCGTGACCGATATTCTTATCCATACCAGCTTTCAATGCCTGTTCAATCATACCACGAATAGAATCGTAGTCGCCTTGATTAAGCAGATCAGCTGAATCCATCAAAGCTTGTTTGAGCTTTTGATTCTTACAGAAAGTTGTAAACTCTTCTTGTACGTACTCTAAATCCTGCTGAGATGCTTGATAAGAGTTTCTCAGCTCTTCTTTAATTGCGGTCTTTAGTACATCGTTCTCAATCTTAATCAATTCGATTTTGATAACATCCATCGTAATGGTAGTATGGTATTTATCAAAGTAACCTACAATCTCTTTTAGAATCCACTTATGTGCATCAGCATCAAAGTAGTCTTCTTGTAAAGTGTCTCTTACAGTTAATAGAAATCCTTTGTCAGTTAGAAGCGAACCAAGTACCTTGACTTGGAAAGGCTTTCCGTATTGTGAGAGTTTGTGAAGAGTCATATAACCTATTTCTTAATTGTGAGTAAATATCTAAAATTTTCTAACCAGCTTTCTGTATTCTTTGTAATACCGTGTTGGATGTTATCCTGCTTTAGCATCAACATAAACGCTGTTACATTCAATTGACCTGGGCAGTTATCCATTAAGTCTAATATAAGAACTTTTTGGGGATCAGACAACCTTGGCTCCATTAAATTCATCAAATCGTAATTTTGCCATACTCGGTCGTAGTTCGTAAGTACCTTTTGGAATACTTTAACCTTCTCGACTCCTGCTTCACAAATATCGAAAACATAATCCAAATCAGTACCTGATTTATCTGCCAGGTCTGGAAAGTGTTTAAAGATACCTTTAGGACCGAGCCCCTTTACTCCTGGGAGATTGTCTGAGTTATCCCCTAAAAGTGACTTCATTACTAAATAGTTTTCAGCAAGAACACCAACCTCTTCTCTTACTTCTTTAGGACCGTAATATTTCTTCTTGATAGGAGAGTATACCTCTACGTTATCATTAACAATCTGCAAGAAGTCTTTATCAGAAGACATCAAGGTTACTTTATTGGTATCCTTACCAAACTGTTGAGCGATGTAAGCCATCACATCATCAGCTTCTACCTTAGGCATAGATATCATATCTACCGGTAGCATATTGAGGTACTCAATCAACCTTCCGATCTGAGCGGACATAGAGTCGTACTCGTCTTCTTTCTTATCAAATACTTCCCAGTTAGTGATTCTGGTTAGATCCCGATTAGCTTTGTAATCTGAGTTTATATTCTTTCTTGCTTGTGAAGAAGCCGGTCCGTCAAAGACGATCACTACCCTGGTCGGGTTCATAGTTCTCACTAAGAATCCCAACGACTTCATAAATCCTACCATTCCACCAACATGCACACCTTCTGGTGTCATCATATTGATCATGGTAAAACTACGGATGAAAGTATTCATCGCGTCGATAACCAGGATGTGATCGTTAACTTTACGGGGTGCCGACTGCTGAATGCTACTTAATAGCGAGTCGTATTTTCCCATTAAAAGTTTGGTGTTAATTCTACTCCGATATCTCGGATATCTTCCTCCATAGATCCTTCTTCTACGAGATCAAACTCTACCGATCCTAAGAGCGTCAACCAGCGGTCTTTATGCGCATCTTTATACTTATCGATAGCTTTTTTCTCATCGTCGATGAACCCGTGAGGAGTCATAACAATTCTACCTCTGGATTGAATACCATTAATGTGGTTCTTTTCAATCTGAATATTAGTACGTTTAGCAAACTCTACCTGTAAGCCGTCTTTAATAGCCTTGATCTTACTAGTACCCGGGTTAGTAATGTTACCGAATGTTACTACTAACGTAGCATCATACCACATAGACATTCCTCCCTTGTTCTGTAATTTAGGCTGACCCATAGGTGATTCAGGTTTCATCGTCCAGACCTTGTTGATAGCAACTAGAGTGTTTGTGTAAGGATTTCCTTCTTTACGAGATAATAAAATCTTCTGGTTTACATTATTAGCAAACTGAGTAGACATTGCACCTGCATTCCATTCGTTATTGTTCTTATTTGAACGTACTGATAAGTCACAAGGTACTGATCCAATACTATCCCAGAAGAAACACATATTGTGAGGTAAATTACCTTTCTTCTGTTCGTCAATCAAGTCCAAGATAAAGCTAGCTACATCCTCAATAGTATGTAAGTTGCCTCTATCGGCGTAGATAAAGAATCCTTCGTAATCGTAAATCTCTCCAGTCTCTTTGTCAACAACCTCTTGAACCTGAAGTCCCATTTCCTTGGCGTGTTCCCAGGACCATTTCATCTCCGTGATCAAGAATACCGGTAGAACGCCCATCTTCTGAGCATTAACTGCAGCCTCTAAGAGTGCTGTAGTTTTACCAGTATCCGAATGACCACGTAAGAGAGTAATATGACCTTCAGGAATACCTGGAATAGAAGTGATCTCTTGGAAAGATTTAGAGAGTGGAATCCAGCTCTGCTCCTTAAACTTAATGCTCGTAGAAGCTAGTCCTTTATTCTTCTTAAAACTATTGAGATCAAACCCCTTTTTAATAGCCGCCTTAGCGGTCTCTGATACTCCTTTTCTCTTAGCCATACTTAGAACGGCAAGTCGTTAGAAGAGTCGCCAAACAAATCGTCAAACTGACTTACTGTATCAGCTTTTTTAGGAGCTTGAGTCTCTACAGTAAAGTTATTGGCGGGTGCTTGAGTAGCTGCTGGTGCTGATGCAACAGGTGCTCCATCTGCTCCGTCTTCGTTACCTGATAACCAAGCTTCTAGTTGCTTTTTAATGAATGCAAAGTCGTACTTTGAAAAGGACTTTAATGGATCCGGTTGAGTCTTTAGCCAAGTCTCTACCTGATTATTATCATCACTCAAAGGAGTTTGCTTAGGCTTAACACGTACAGAAGTTTGCGGGTAAGGGTTACCTTGAACTACTTCTATCACGATATCAAAGCCATTCATAACATCAGTGAAGTCACCGATATCTTCGTCAGCAGCTAGTTGCAACAATGTGTTGTAAACTTGCTTACCAAAGCCCCATAGACGAACTCCTTTGTCTTCTTCACCACGAACAACGACTGGAGCGTGAACACGCATCTTTGGAGCTAATTTACCAGACAATGACCAGTTATCACGGTCAGAAGTCTTACGCAACTCGTTAACAAAATCAACAACAGGATCTTGCTCTCCAAAGTTAGTCAATGCAATCATAGGATACTTACCAATTCCGTAGTGGAAGTAGAGTTCACTGAAAGGCATTTCAGGGTTAAACATAGAAGGTACAATTCGGATCTGATGCTTACCTACTGAGGGCTTCCAAAATGTAGCTTCGTAATCGATCTTTTCACGCTCACGTCCGTTTGACTGTTGAGCCTGAAGTTTCTGCTTGATAGCGGATAAATCCATAGAAAAACTAATTTAATTATAACTGTTTGTATTATCTTTCGAATATAAAGATACGAAATGTATCCTTACGAGCCAACTTAAAGTTCAATTATTTGATGTAATCGAGTATTAATACGCTTTAACTCTGGGCCTCTAGTGAGGAGAATACAGTTGCGGAAGTCGCTCCAGTTGACTCTGTAGCTAGAATCCGGTATTCCTCCGTTGAGTTCTTTAATTAGAGTGTTTAATGCGTTGATGGTATATAAAGTGTTGGATTCTTTCTTTCTATGTACTAAGATAGTATTGTCTAGGAAGTTGGCTACATTGCCAAAATCGACATTATATGTACAGAT